TTTTGTTTTCAAAGACGGTTAGAAAGCGGCTACATAGACGCAAAAGGTACAAGCCCTAGCGACAGCGTTACCCTGGGCACTATTGCCTATGCAGGTTTTTTATATCGACAACGCGGCGCGGTAACAGATTTTGCCAGTTTTGACGGCCTGCCAGCCGGTAACAGCGTCGGCCTGTCGCCAATGATTAAACAGCTTTTAGGTATTCCACGCCCGCAGGTTGCCTAAATGCCTGTCGCGTTTACAGACCTGTTTAACGAGGCGCTAGACGACTTAGCAGCGTCGCTAACGACCATTACAGGGCTGCAGGTAGTAACAGACCCCCGCAACCTTGTACCGCCTTGTGCGTTTATAGACGCCCCTACGTTTACCGTGTATTCAAACAACGTCGTAGAAATGACGTTCCCAATACGCATAATTACCTTAGGGCCTGGCAACCTTGACGCCCAACGGTCACTTCTTAATTTGGCTAGCAAGGTCATTACAAAAAAAATCGGCGTAACAGACGGGCGGCCAACTGTCGCAGTAATCGGCGGCAGCGAATTACCCGCTTACGATTTGACCATAACCCTACAAGCCCAGGCAACCGCCTAGAATAGTGACAACATGAAATACACAATTATTAGCCCACGCGTAGGTACCCCAGGCGATACATACGAACCAGTAGACGGCGTTAACGTCGACGCGCTGGTAGCAAGCGGCTTTATAGAACAATCCACCGTTAAGGCGCCAAAAGGTGCTAAAACTAAGACAGACACAAACGAGGAGTAACACTCATGGCGACATCAACTTATTTATCATCACCGAACCTGACAATTAACAGCGTTTCGTTGCAGGACCAATGCCACGGCTTGACTTTCACGCGCACTATCGAGGCGCTAGAAAGCACCGCTTTTGGTTCGGGTTCGCGTGTTTACACTGCAGGCCTTGAAAACTCGACGTTGTCGTGTGACTTGTACCTGTCGTTTGCAGCTTCCGAAACTTACGCGACACTTAAAGCACTTGTCGGCACTCAAACAACTGTTTCCTGGTCATCTAGCGCAACAAGCCCAGGCACCGCTACCAATCCAACCATGACACTAACTGGGGCGTACCTAGAGGCCCTACCATACGAAATGGCTCTTGGCGCTTTAGGTCAACTAAGTATCACGTTTACTGGCGGGGTTTACAGCGTCGTTGAAGTTTAATTAACCGCCTGAAAAGGCCCGACACAAAAGGCAGATAATGAAACTCACATTAAAAGTAGAAACAGCAGACAACGCCTACGAAGTTGTAACCAACCTTTACGTTATTGTTATGTGGGAACGCAAATACAAACGTAAAGCGTCGGACATGGCAGCCGGTATCGGCGTAGAGGATTTAGCCTTTATGGCATACGAGGCGTCTAAATTAAACAAAATTGTTGTACCCAGCGAATTTGACACGTTCGTAAAGAACCTAACCAACATTGAAGTAGTCGACACCGAGACCGCAAACCCCACCTAAGGGGCACCCACGGGCGCCAGTTATGCGAACTACTGGTAGCGATATCGTGGTGGCCCCCGTCGATACCTTTTGACATAGACGACTTGGCTACCGTTGTTGCTGTATTATCGGACAACAACAAACAACGAAAGTAACCGCTATGGCTGTCAGCGCAAGAATAGACATTTACGGAGTGCAACAAGCCTTAAAAGAATTGCACGGAATTGACCCCAGCTACAGAAAACAAGTAACGAAAAATATCAAAAACGCTGGACAAGTAATAGTAAACGAAGCGCGGTCAATGGTTGCCAACTATTCCAACAGTAAAGGCAACGGCGCCCCACTATCCGGCATGGCGCGCGGCAACCTCATTAAAGGCCGTGAAACCTCATACCGTACGGACGCCGTACAAAAAGGCTTTAAAGTAAAAGTAGGCGCCAGGGCAACAAAAGAACGCTACGTAAATTTTAACAAAGGCGGCTACACCGAACAAGTCGTATTTGGCGCTATACCGTACCGAATTATGGTTATTCAACAAGTCGACGCTGCAGGCGCTATCTACGACCATGCAGGCCGCAACACAAGTAGCCTATTTATTACAAACTTAAACGCCGAGGAAGGCGAACAGCCCCGCGTTGTAGACAAGGCCGTAGAAAAAAACCAATCGGCAGTTGAAACCGAAGTAATAGCAGTAGTAGCCGACGTAATGGAAAAAGTTAATAGGAAAATGCGGATTACTTATGGCAATTAACATACCTATTTTAACGTCGTTTAATGGCAAGGGCGCCGAAGCGGCTATTAAAGAATTTCAAAACCTTACTAAAGCGTCGGATAAAGCGGCTTTTGCCATAAACAAAATGGCTTTACCTGCAGCCGTCGCGTTTGGTGCCATTGTTACAGGCGGTTTTAAAGCCGCCCAGGCCGCAAGTGACTTTAACGAAACGGTCAGTAAATCAGGCGTTATTTTCGGTACAGCGTCTACAGCAATTAAAAAGTTTGCCGACACCGCCGCGAGCAATTTAGGACTATCGAAACAAGCTGCATTAGACGCAGCCGCCACTATGGGCATTTTTGGTAAGTCCGCTGGTCTAGCAGGCGACGACCTATCTAACTTTTCTATTGAAATGGTCAAACTGTCAGGCGACTTAGCAAGTTTTCATAACGCAAACCCTGCCGACGTAGCCCTAGCATTAGGCGCCGCATTACGTGGCGAAGCCGAACCTATACGCAAATTCGGCGTACTACTCAACGACGCAGCCGTAAAAGCCCAGGCTATGAAAATGGGCCTATACGACGGAACCGGCGCGTTAAGTGCCCAAGCAAAAGTATTGGCTACGCAAAAACTTATTTTAGAACAGACCAGCGACGCCCAAGGCGATTTTGCGCGTACGTCGGAAGGCGCAGCCAACCAACAACGCATATTAAAAGCCCAAGTAGACAACGCAAAAGTAGCTATAGGTCGAGCGTTTCTACCGATACTCGAAGCCGCGCTACCTGTATTAGTTAATTTTGCTACAGCAATTGGCAACAATACCGACGCGTTCGTAGCCGTAATTGCAGTTATTGGCACGTTTGCAGGGGCAATTGTGTTGGCTAAAGGCGCCATGATGTTATGGAAAGCGGCCAGCATTATTACAACAGCTGTTAACTATGCCCTGGCAACATCTTTTACCGCCGTTCAAGTTGCTACAGGCATTGGCATTATTGCCGTAGTCGCAGGCGTAGCTGCGTTTGCCGCATACACAACAAAAATGAACGCAGCGCGCGTAGCCAGCGATAAGTTAAACCAACAAGCATTAACCACGGCAGGAACTATCGGCGCTACTGGTTTTATTGGGCCACAACTTAGCGCCGAACAACTAAAAAAAGCCTACGAAAATTACAACAAAGTAAGCGACGCCGCAGGTACAGCAACAGTAGCAACCTATGACTACGCCAAAGCATTAAAACAAGGTTTAAAAGAAGCCTTAAAAGACGCTAACGGTGCATTAGACGCTGCAAAAAAAGCATTAACCGATTACGCCGAAACCGTGTCTAAAGGTCTGTTAGACGCTTTTAGTTTTAAAGACGCAAAAGAAGCGGGCGACGAAACGGGCGGCGGTTTTTTAGCAGGTTTACGCGCCCAAGTAAAGGGTATAAAAAACTATACAAATGACGTACAAAAAGCCTTAAACCTAGGTTTATCGCAAGACGCATTAGCAGCCGTTTTAGCGGCGGGCAGCACGGCAGGCGCAGCAATAGCCGCCGAACTTGTCGCAGGTGGCACAACCGCTATAGATGAAGCAAACGCCCTGGTTGATAGTGCCAAAATGGCCGCCGAAAAGGTAGGTATAAACGCGGGTACAGCCTGGTACCAAGTAGGCGTAGACAACGCCCAAAAAACGGTTGACGGTTTGCAAACCAAAATTGACGAGTTGACACCGCAAATGATGAAACAAATGGACGACTTAGCAAACAAACTTAAACGTACTATTGACATAACAACTAACGTAAACGGAATAGTTGCAGATGTTACAAATGGCGTTACTGATATTCCGGTTGCGGCCCCTATTGGTAAACCCGAAGCTGGTTATGGTGGGCCAGGACCTGGCGTAACTGTCAATGTGCAAGGCGGTATTAGTACCAGCGCAGAAATTGGCGAAGCCGTAGTAAACGCTATTCGTGCATATAACAGGGCTGCAGGGCCCGCAGACATTACCGTTACCCGATAATGGCTACGTCAGTAATTGAAAGCGGCAACTACGAACTATTTATAGATACGGGATTTTTAGTTAACAGTTTCCGTTTAGATAATGCCACGGCAGGCGTTTTGGATAACACCGAATTTGTGTTAACAGGTACTACAGAGTTTGCACCTATGTTGCAATACTCAACAAACGTAAACATTAAGCGCGGGCGTCGTGACGTAGGCGACCAATTTAGCGCTGGCACAATGTCATTTAACTTAAACGACAGCCTGGCAGGCGGCACCCTAAACCCGTTGTATTCGTCTAGCCCATACGTTGACCCTAACGAGGAATTTACATTAGCACCGTTACGAAAAGTATCGTTTGGCAGATACAACAGCGTTGGCACGTTTATAGAATTATTTAGAGGTCAAATAGTTAATTACGATTATTCTTACCAATTGGGCGAACAAAACATAGTTAGCGTGTATTGCGCCGACGATTTCTATTTACTAGCCCAAACCGCGTTAGCCGAATTTAACGTAACCGAGGAACTATCGAGCGCCCGCCTATCTGCCGTACTTGATTTGCCCGAGGTGGCTTATCCGGCTTTAAGTCGTGACATTGAAACGGGAACGCAAACGCTGGGCGGGGCGGCTGCCTATACCGTGGCCGAGGGTACAAACGTAAAGGCCTATATTGACCAAATACAAGCTGCGGAACAGGGCCGTATTTTCTTGTCACGTACAGGCGATTTCACGGCCCAGCCGCGCGTAGGGCAAACCTTGTCGGGTAGCGTCGCAGATTTTCACGACGACGGCACAAACATACCGTATAACTCTTTAGGCATTATTTACAATGCGGACCTAATTGTAAACAGGGCAAGTATTCAACATTTAGGCGCCACAAGCCCCCAGGTTGCCGACGACGCAGCAAGCCAAACAAAGTACCTAATTCAAAACACAAGCATTACAAACAGCCTTTTACACAACGACGCGGCAGCACTTGACCTGGCCGAATACCTGTTAGTTGGCGAACCTGAAGCGACGTTTAACGCTGTGCAAACCGATTATTTAATGCTTACAACAGCGCAACGCGAAACCTTGGCGTTAGTCGATATTGGCGACACCATAACGATTACCAACACAATTACAGGCGGGCAAGTAGCCCAAGAACTATCGGTAGAGGGAATAGAAATATCGGTAAACGTTAACAGCGGCCATAGGGTTACTTTTTATACGTCGGCTACGGTCATTGTTTATGAGTTCATTTTAAACGATGCGCTGTACGGTAAATTAGACATCCAAGACCCACAACCAGTTTTAGCGTAAAGTAGGCATCATGGCAATAGCACC